AAATCACGGGTTCGATTATGATTCCGGCGAATGGCACGGTGATGATTGATGATGATGGTATGGCAGTATATGACGGAAACGGAAGTTTGCAGTCGGCCATCTCAAAATCCTTAACCTCTCTTTCGGGGGCATTACTTGCCAACGGAACAGTAGGACTTTCGGCTGACTGGAACGCTGGAGCACACACCATAACTGCAACTACTTTTTCAGGAGCTTTAACAGGACACGCCTCATCTGACGCTTTAGTCGGGCAAACTTTTTATATAGGAACTACTCAGCACGCTATAAACCAAGCCAGGGCGGCGGAAGGACTGGCAGGTATTACTTCACTTACTCCAAGTGCGAATTTTACTTTAGTTCAAAACTCGGTTAATGCTTTGACTTCTGTTGAATCTGGAGCAATAGTAAATACCTTATATTTGAAAGCAGGCAACGTCGGCATTGGGACGACGGGACCAACGCACAATCTTGAAGTTGCTGGCACCGCACGTATTTCAGGTAATACCGGCGCAGCTCTGTTTCAGGTTGCTCAGACGGATTCTAACGGTAGCTATATAAATATTCAACCTACCAATGGGAGCAATGGTGGGACGATTTCTTCACAGTGGATAACGGGCTATGGCTCTTTGAGTTTCGCCGTAGGTAATGCTTATGCGAAAATGAGTATTAGTGACCAGGGTATTGTTACCATCGACAATACATATTCACTAGGAACGACTCAATTGCTTGTGCAAGGTAGTGGAGCGGCAGGTGACGCAACAACAAATCAGCTTTTCAGAATAAACCAAGGTGGCGGGACAACGGGGCTAATGGTAGTTCAAGGAAACGGCAACGTCGGCATCGGGACGACGAGTCCGACAGCTAGACTGCACATAGCGGCTGGTGTGGCTGCGGCTCATGGTGCTCCATTGAAACTAACACCTGGAGTATTATTAACAACACCCGAATTAGGTGCGATTGAAATGACCGATGATGGAACCACAGCCCATATATATATGACAGTAAGAATATCCACTGTAGTTACAAGGGTGCAGGTTGTATAGCTGGAACTGCTACAGCGAATATGCTATAATTAAAGTATGAAAAACATAACAAAAAAAGAATACCGTGGAATAAAGGATTAAAAGGTGCTCAAGTTGCTTGGAATAAAGGACTTCCTATGACTTGGAATAGTGGAAAGGATTTTGTAAAAGGAGATAAAAGATTAGTTGGTAATCAATATGCAAAAGGAAACAAACCAAACCAAACTTCTTTTAAGAAAGGTATGGTTGCACATAATAAGGGAGTTTATTCTGCATTAACAGTTGCAAGTATCCATACTTGGATAAAAGGGATTAAAGGAAAACCAAATAAATGTGAAGACTGTGGAACGACGGCAAAAGCATACCATTGGTCCAAGTCTTTTATTTTGGTCTTGGTGCCCCGGCGACTGCAACTACTGCTCCCCCTGATGGTATTTGGTTCCAGTATTCAAGTGCCGGATTGATTGGCGTTTTGAATTACAACGGTACAATCACTCAAACTGGTGCTTTGCCGACAGCCAACCCATTGACCATTCCTACTAGCACAAACGTTCAATTACAAATTCGTATTCATGATCGTGTTTGTTCCTTCATGTATAATGGTAACATCATTGGGTCGCTTGCAACACCGGCTGGTCAGGGAACGCCGTTCATGTTTGATGCTTTGCCAATCTTTGTCCAACAGATCAATACTGGTACTGTAAGTGGTGGAACTTTCATGCAGCTTAAAGTTGCTACCATGTACGTAGATCAACTCGACTCCCAACTTTCAAAACCATATCCTCACGTTCAAGCCGCTAAAGGATTGATGGCTTACCAAGCTACGCAAGGCGCTACGATGGGTTCAACATCAAACGTCACCAACAGCTTGGCTCCGGGTGCTGGTTCTGCGCTTACAAATACAACGGCATTGGCTACTACTTTGGGTGGGCAACTTACGTATCAGCCTACTTTAGCTGCAAACACTGATGGTATTTTGTGCTCATATCAGGTTCCGACTGGCACTGTTAACCAGACACCCCGCACGCTGTACATCACAGGTGTTCGTATTCAGTCTGTTGTAACTTCTGCCTTTACTGGTGGCCCGGTCTATGCTGTGTATTCGCTGGCATTTGGAAATTACTCATCTGTGTCCCTAGCAACTGGTGAGCAATTATCATTCACAAGTGGTACAACCAAACTGCCTCGTCGTATTGCTCTTGGTCTTGAAACTTTTCCGGTAACATCGGCACTTGGTCAGGTGTCTGCAACTAACACTCCTGTTCAAATGTCATTTTTGTCGCCAATTGTAGTGAATCCTGGTGAATACGTCGCTATTGCTGCAAAGAATATCGGAACAGTAACATCCGGTGGAACCATCACGTCATTTGTAACATTCGACGGCTATTGGGAATAACTTTTAACCAGTAAACAAAGGGCTGCACCTTCGGGTCGCAGCCTTTTGTGTTTTAGGGGCGTCTTTCTCTAAATACCTGATGAGGATGGTCTAATACAATAGGCCATGTGAACCAATACAATGGCCGACTACGGTAGAACAAAGAACTACGGGTTTTTCGACAATGGCGTTCCACAAGCCACCCCGCCAGTTCGTACCTTCTTCGACGGCACATTCACTTATCAAACCCTCGATACCACAACGAAGACCCAATCTGGCGTCTGTCGCATTCAAACAACAACTAAGAAGACTCAAACTGGTGTAACTAACGTCCGTCACACGACACAGCGCACGCAGGGCGGTGTGTCCAGAATTCGAGTTGCTGGAAATCAAAAGACACAAACTGGCGTTTCTCGTATAACTGCGAGAACACAGAGAACTCAACTTGGTGTTACAAATATTGCGCTTAACACCATCACCACAACCAAGACGCAGACTGGTGTAACTCGCATTCGTGTCACGGCCAATCAGAAGACCCTAATCGGTGTCTCACGAATTCGAGTTGCTGGTATTCAGAAGACGCAACTTGGTGTGGCCCGCATTTTGGTCACTGCCAACCAAAAAACACAGCTTGGTATTTCTAGGATCAGAGTTACGGCGAACCAGAAGACACAAACAGGTGTCTCTCGATTTAGAGTAACAGGAAACCAAAAGACTCAGCTTGGCGTTTCACGCATTCGAGTTGCTGGTATTCAAAAGACACAGATCGGTGTTTCTCGTATTCGAGTTGCTGGTATTCAGAAGACGCTGACCGGCGTCTCTCGTATCACCGTAACCTCACAGAAGACACAGACCGGACATTGTTTCATCAACACAAGAACTACGAAGTCGCAAGTCGGTATTTCCCGTATCAGGGTTACTACGCTACAAACTCAGACCGGCCATTGCTTCATCAACCGGGAAGATCAAAAGACCCAAGCTGGCGTCAGCAGAATTCAAGTTAATGGCAATGCTGTCAATCAGCTTGGTGCTTCCAGAATCAGCAATCGCAAATTCCAAATTCAGTTTGGACGCCTGTACATTTTGTCTAGTTCGTTTGGCTTCATTAACGCACAGCAATGGCTATAAGTTGCCGATCCTGTTGAGCTAAATAGATTTGAGAGTCCCAAACTATGCCAGCGTCTCGTCAAGATTTGATAGATTACTGCTACCGTCGCCTGGGTGCGCCGGTTATTGAAATCAACGTCGATCCCGATCAAGTTGAAGATCGAATTGACGATGCGTTTCAATTCTTTCAGGACTATCACTTCGACGGTGTAGAAAAAGTTTTCCTGCGCCACCAACTTACGGCGCAAGATGTTGCGAATCATTACATTCCGATTCCAGCACCAGTTATTTCCGTTCTTCGGGTTATGCCCATCTCTAACTCGAATCAAAGTATGGGAATGTTCGATATTCAGTATCAGATGCGTCTGAACGATCTGTATACGTTCACTAGTACGTCGATCATGCACTATGACATTATGCAGAAGCACTTGGCGTTGCTGAACTTTGAGTTCAACACAGAACCCGGTATTGAGTTTGAGCGCCACCAAGGGCAGCTTCGGATCAATTGGGATTGGACCAATTCAGTCACGGTCAACAGCTATGTCATTATTGAGTGCTATCGTATTCTCGATCCTAATTTGTATCCTGATGTCTACAATGATCGTTGGTTGAAGGCGTATGCTACGGAATTGATTCGCAAGCAATGGGGCGAGAATTTGATGAAGTATGCCGGTGTATCGTTGATTGGTGGTCCGCAGTTGAATGGTGGAGAGATCTATCAAAAGGCTTTGGATAATCTTGATAAATTAGAACATGAAGTTCAAGAAGCCTACCAACTCCCAATAGATTTTATCCTTGGTTGATGTCAATAGGTAGTCCAATCTTCACATTGTTCTATATATGAGCATGGTAATTTACATACTCACTAATACAGTCAATGGAAAGCAGTATGTCGGTAAAACGATTGTTACTGCAATGAAGCGATTTCAACAACATAAAGCGGATGCTCGAAAAGGTTCAGAGACAGCGATTCATAGAGCCATCCGAAAATATGGTCCTGAAGCGTTTCTTGTCGAGACAGTTGACACAGCTACTACCAAGGAAGAATTGAATCAAAAAGAACGAGAATGGATTTCCAAACTTGGAACCTTCGGTGTTTATAACATGACTCCTGGCGGTGAAGGCCACGGGCACATCCATTCCGAAGAAACTAAGCAAAAACTTCGTGAATGTAGAATTGCCTATTTTCAAGACAATCCTGAAGCACGACAAAAGGCTGCTGAATATGGCCGTCTTGCTAAAATGACAGATGAAGAAAAAGAAAGACGACATTTTTGTATGATAGGGAATCAACGGTCAACAGGTATGACTTATCAACACACAGCCGAAGCCAAAGCAGCGATCAGTAAATCACATAAAGGAAAATTTGTATCTGAAGAAACGATAGCCAAATTTCGTGCAACCAGAATTGGAAAAGGATGTGGAGAACGCAACGCAATGGCCGATCCTATGAACAGAGCTAAGGTGGCTGCTTCAAAGATTGGTCGCAAGAAAATGTATCGAGAGGATGGCACAGCGTACATGGGCTATCCTAGTAATCTAAATACTCATTCGGAATCACCTAGTTAGGAGTTATCACAATGCAATTTTTTAGAGACATGTCAGAACCGGCATCAACGGACATCACACAATACTCTGGATACACTAAGCTATCCGGCGATCAGCAGAAGAAGGTTGCGGAAACGTACACCAACGTCTACAATAACAACCAAGGCAAACTTGGATTCAAAGTCGCACAGGGCATTGCCTACGAGACTGCCAAGAAGATGTGTGAAGGCTTCGAGAATGGTATGCTTGCCACTCGTGATGCCTCTCCTGGCACCATTGCCGACGATACTGGCATCGACAATAGCATCAGTAAGCCGGGTCCGACATATGAAGCTCAGAAAAAAGATCCCGTCTCTGGAATGCCGACAATGGATTTGGAAAAGTCGGCCATGATGAAGGGCATTTTAAAAAAGGCTCGTGACCCGGAACCACCCAAAGGTAAGAAGTGGGTCCAATCTTCTGGCATGAAGAAAGGCTGGAAGGTTCAAGAAGGCGATGCTGAAGACTTTCAAGCTGGTAATGACGCTTTGGTCGGCATGACTGAAGATGAAGCCGGTCTTGTGAGTGGAGCCAATCCAGAAGAAGACGGCGCTGCCAAGATCCTTCGTATGAACCACGATACAATGTGTTCTGGTTGCGGTGCGGTTCATCCGGTTGACGTAATGTGTTTCAACGGTAGAACTCATTCGGAAGCTGGTGCTGGCGGCGGCAATGGCTCTGCGGACATTCTCAAGCAGAACCACGCACAGAAAGGTATGAAGGTCGAAGACAGCGATCCTGAAATTGCTGCCGCTGCAAGATATCTCACCAACCGTGCCAAGGTCTCCGGTTTGATGGAGAGTTTGGAAGAAGGTTCCGGCGACATTCAGAAAAAGAACGTAGGTCAAAAGTGCCCGGATTGTGGTGCGATGCATGATCCAAAAGATGAATGCAACAACCAATCTGAGCCTGATACCGACAAAGAGACCAAGAAGGAAGTTGATGACGCCAATGAAATTCTGAAGAAGAATCACAAAGACAAGGGTCTCGAAGAAAAGCACATTGGCTTCAAGGCACTTCAGGGTAAGCTAGAGCGCAGTGGTAAGAGCGCAGAGAGTGCTGGTGCTATTGCTGCTTCCATCGGAAAGAAAAAGTATGGCGCAGCCGCAATGCACAAAGCTGCTGCATCACACACTCCACTTGGCGAAGATGTAGAACTTTCTGAAGAGATCGAGCAAATGTGGGCAGAGAACTTCTATCCGGCCAAGCCGCTAGAAGAGTCATGCGGCAATTGCAGTCACCCGAAGTCATATCACTCTAAGGGATGCCAAACGTGTAATGAATGCGAACGCTTCACTATAGAAGCCGTAGAAGAATCTGAACATAAGAAAACACAGATTTGTTACTGCGGTCACGAATATGGTCATCACGGCAACGGCGGATGCAAGACTTGTAAGCATGAAGGTGTTGTAACTCAGACAAAGGCCGCTCATCAGTTCCGCAAGAATGACTACAAGGAACGTTTTGAAGATGAATACAATCAAATCTTCGCAGCACAGCAAGGCAAGATCAATACTTCATTGGCAAATGCTTCTTTGAATTGGTTGCCGGAAGAGCTTGAATTGCAGGAAGGCAAAGGATACGACGACATTGGTCCTGGCGATCATGTGAAGTTCAATCATCCTCTTCGTGGCAGCGACAAGGTTCCACAACAAGGCAAAGGCAAGGTCGTAATGAAAGGACCGGCTGGTTGGGTTGTGAACATGGGCGGCAAGCATGGCACTCCTGGCATCGTCTCGAAAGACAACTATGTAAGTCATCGCAAAGCTGTAAAGAAGATGACGGAAAATCAAATGATCGACAGTATGACGGAAGATGAATCTCCAAAACCAGCAGTCGATCCAAAGAAACAAGCTGCTCGAAAGAGAGCAAATGAAAACCGCAAAGAAAGAGAATCGGTCATGCGTGATATGGGCTTGAAGAAAGCGAAAGGAGCTTTGGGTGGAACGTATTGGGAATCTGAAGAACTTCCTGAAGCAGAAACCGTGAAAGAAGAAACCGATCCTTTGATGTCGGCGGCACTTGGCTACATCAATCATGAAGTTTCACGTGCTGGTGGACCTAGCGATTTGGAAGAGTGGAAAAAGGGTCGCAGTCAGTTTGCCGATCCAGGCGGCAACAGTGCGCTTCGTGCATCATCGAAGTCGAATCCTCGTAACCTTCCCTGCCCAACATGCAAGGAACCAAACAAGCTGACGCCAGCCGACAAAGCAAAAGGCTATCAGTGCGATGGTTGCGCCAACATGGAAGAGCGTGGGTGGTAAACGAAAATGACTGACTGGACGGACAAAGCAACTAATGACGTTCTCTCCAAGCACGGGTATAAGAAACCGGCGAATGGACCGACACACATTCGTACCTTTGCCCATCCAGAGGGTCACAAAATTGAAATTGATCGGAACATGTACAAGCACACGAAAGGAAACGGAGAAGTTACTCGTGGGCACGTTTCTAATCTTCCTGTAGCGATGCGGCAGATCCATCCAGACAAAATCAGAGAAGCTGAATTAGACATCTATAACTCAAAGCGGAAAGATGCCGCCGACGATAAGATGACTGGTAAAGGTATCACTGCTCGTTTCAAAAACGATACTGCATTCGGAAAAGGTGATTGGGGAAACACACAGAAGAAGTACGCTCCCGGCCCAACATACGAAGAGGATAAGATGACGGAAAATTTTCAACTATTGAGGGCTGTTCTTGTAGAAGCCCAATCCTTTGACCCACAAGATACTGAGCATACCGAAGATCCGATAACTGCTTGCTCTGTCTGTGGTGTGAAAGGTCATGTTCCGGCCAAGCATTTTGGTAGAGCTTTGGGCGGCGAGAACAATATTGGTACCAAAACTAAGACTTATAAAACGAAGAAACTCTTGTTTGGTGATGAAAAAACTCCCATTAAAGAAGGCATGAAATTCTCCCGGCAGCATGATACACCAGAAGCAGCAGAGAAGCATAAAACTTCACTTGAGAAGCAAGGCGTCAAGGCGTGGGTAAACCATTCGCAAGACGGCACACACCACACTTTCTGGATGCAGGAAGACGAACAGAAGGTACAGCAATCCATTGACGAAGCCAAGAAAAAGAAGTGGGATAAGATTGCTCACGTTGCTGCTATCGCTCGAAGCACAATCGGCCCGATCAAAAAGGGTCAAGTAATCACGCCGAAGAAAGACCGGAAAGAAAAGTACAAAGTCAATTACATGAAAGAAGAGGGCGAAGAGTCGAAGCACGCATACGCAGCACGCAAGCACGATGAAGCTGCTGAACATGCAGGCAGTGAAGGTCGAGTAATTGATCGTCCGTACAAAGACGCTGTACGTGCTTCTGAGAACACCAAGCATCCAAGGATTAACGAGTACATTCGCAACACTTCTGCTAAATGGGGTGGCGATCCTATTCCACATGCCGGTGGCCGTAAAGCATGGCATACGAAATTGGCGCAGATGCACCGAGACGCCGACAAGGAGTAATATGAATTTCATGCGAGACGATGATGGAGTGCCGCATCTTGTTGGATGCGGGATTTTCACTGAGAAGAAAATTTGCACATGTCGAAAACCGGCTGAAGCGAAGGCGGCTCAAGAAATGGTCGATGCGGCGTCTGCCGTGGCTCAGGGCATCGCCGGAAGGTAGGGCACATGAAAACGTTTGCCATATGGTTGACAGAAGCGTATGCCGGAAACATTGAAAAGGACACACTTCAAAACACGGACTACAGACGAGTCATTTCCACTGGCCCAAATTTGCAATTGGTCTTGATGGCGATTCCTTCGGGGGAAGAAATCGGCACCGAGATTCATCACGACCACGACCAATTCATTCGTATTGAATCCGGCGAAGCCAAAGCCGTTCTTAATGGCAAGGAAACAAAATTGACTGATGGCATGGCGATAGTTGTCCCGGCTGGCACCAAGCACAATTTCATCAACACCGGCAGTGGCGTTTTGAAGTTGTACACTTTGTATGGTCCACCAGAGCATCCGAAAGGCACCGTCGAGAAGACCAAGGCCGAAGAGAAGAAGGAAGGCAGCATCGACAAGTAGCGATTCCTGGCTCGTAGAAGCCCCTAGAAACGCCGAAAGGCCCCTGGACGTATCCAAGGGCCTCTTTTTGTTTGGGTGTGTTTGTAGGGCTTCCTACGCAATGTAGTTTTGGACGACGGCGATGCGCTTGCATTCATTCGCCGTCGCTGTTGCCAATTTCTTGGTTCTGAAGCTGAGAATGCCTTTGGGCATCTGGAGTTTCCACGGCGTCTTTGCAACGAAAGCCGGGACTTCTTTCCATACGGAGTACAGTTCGTGTGTCATGTTAGTCTTCCTTAGTTGATTCCGGCATCGCCCATGTTGTCGTTGATTTCGGAGAAGGCACGGATGGCCTGACGAAGAGTGCGCTTCGCCTCCTGGAATTTGGTCCTGTGGGCGGGATAAGGACGAAGCTCGTTGTCCACTTGATCCAGTTGGGATTCGATGTTGTTCAGAACGTTGATGAGGACTCGAAGAGCAAGGCGCATGTTGTTTTCCTTTCGTCTACTCTTCTAATTTACCAAATTCCGCCTCGAATGTCAATAGATGTATCAACTTTATTTGTCGATGGTCCATTTTCCCGGTTGGTACGGGTTTTTCGACTTCGGATCACGGAGAACGAGGTTGACTCGCTTGGCGGTAGCGCCGGAACCACAGAGCACGTATTGCACGCCTTTGCTGTCGGCCTTGACCCGGAAGCCACTATGTGCTTTGTGGCATAGTCCGCAGTCGGTCGTGCTGGCGTGCAATTCGGTTTTCATACGGCGAGGCTGAAGCGATAGGAACGCAAAGGGAGCGTAAAGAGATCGCCTGTCTTGGCATACTCCGTATCGACGCTCAATTCGATGATGAGATTGAGATCGTTGGGGATGCCGGAATGGTCGATGCCATTCGCCACCATATAAGCACCACGGATAAACCCCTCGTAAAAGAGCTTGATTTCCACACGCTCGTAAACCTTCACTTGCTTGTTCAAAAGTCCGTCGATGTTCAGCATGTTTACCACTCCATTAGTTTCTCCGGGAGTCGTTCCCCGGCGTCATATTTGCGTTGCACATGATCGGCGGCATCATAAAGATCCTGGACGTTTGCCAATCGGATAAGTTCGGTTGCGCTCTTTGGGCAGCAGACACAGCCGATTTGAGCTTGGTAGAATGACCGAAGCCATTCCAGTTGTTCTTGTGTCGAGAATTGCGCCTGGGGCATCATTTTACAGGCTCCGTGCGAGGATCGACGCCGGTACACGAACGCCCTTTGCACCGGGCAGGATCGGACGCTGGCGAGGTTTCGGGCCAGTTCAGACCACTTCGGAATCCATCGTCATGGGCTTTTTGAATGGCTTCGTTATCCATGCTTGAAGAATAGCACACAGGTACATCTATTGTCAAGCGCCAGCGACCATAATTTTTGGCTCCGCTTTTTTCTGGTAGTACTTCACTTTGGCGGTCCACTTCTTCACCAGGACGGCGGCACGCTTCAGCTTGGCCTCGTTCTTCGCCAGCATCGTCATGGCATGGGCCAGCTTTGCGTCCACAGGCGCTACAACGGGCTTTGCCTTGGGTTCCCGGTGTCTGATAGGGTATTCGTTCGCCCATGCGTAGAACGCCTTGTAATCGCCATGCTTCCATGAGTACCGGGCGCAGTGCATGTCAAGATGCTTTACACCCCGCATGTGTGCCATTTCGTGAGCGATAGTTTTGGCGATGGCTGGCATGTCGAGCTTATGCTTTGGATGGGGCAGCTTGATATAGGCAACGTTGCTGTTGTAATAGGCATAACCACCAGTCCAGTTGCCACGCCAGTACTTGAATGTGATGACAGCTTTCTTGGCGTGCTCCGGTTGCAATTCGTCTTTTGCAATTCGTGTCACCAGCTTCCGTAAGTCACGGGTGCTGTATTCTGTCTTGTTGACAAGTTTCACAGTTTGCTCCTACGAATAGTATAACACAGTTCGTATGTGAATGTCAAGTGGGTCTATTGGTGAGCGTATTGCCATTCCCGCTGTGTTAATGGAGTTTCTTTGGTGTAAGCCATGTGATGCAACAGTTCACCAAGCGAGATCGTCATGAACGTGCAGTAAGACCAGTCATGGCCGTATTGGTCGGGGTCAGGGCGCATGATATGTTCGGCTTCAAAATCCTTGCCGTCTGAATGGGCACGTTGGGTGACACGAATCTCTGAATTATATCCAGGCTTGCGGAATTTGATCTGGCGTCCAGTCTTAATGTCTTCTGTGCTGATGATTAACCAGCCATAGTCGGCCAGCGCACGAATCCAGCGATAAAAGATCGCATCCGAAGACGGCTCTGGATGCGATTGCGGTCTCTGTGTTTCTCCAGGCTTCGGCGCACTGGCTGTGGGTCTAGTGCTGGTGGGCTTTGGAACCCCAACCGTGAATTCACACGTTAGGCCATATTTCAGACATAACTCAATAGCAAGGTTACGTGCGGCATCACCCTCTTGGGGTGTACCCGGACGCTTTGCTAATCGAATGAGACTCGCAATCTTTCTATGTATATTCTTATCCGCAAGCATATTTAGTCCCAGTTAGATACGCAGCGGCATTTTTACACACATCAGGATCATCTTGAAGTAGTCCAATTGCTCGATTACACGCACCACAAAGCAATCCTCTTGTTTTTCCTGTCTTGTGTGAATGGTCTATGTGCGAGGGTTTCTCTGTATCAAATTTTCGATGGCAGATGGCACATTGATTATTTTGTAAGACTAACAGTTGAGTGTATTCATCAGGAGTTAGATCGTGTGCTTTTAGCCGCCACCGATGTTTGGCAGCTTTGCCTTGTGGTGATTGTCTGTAGGATTCGTGGTACTGTCGGTATTTTGGAGTTTTCTTGCGAATGCTATATTTGTCTTTGCAAACTTGGGAAACATCATATTCGTGCTTGCACGCAACGCAGTTTTTGTTGCATACATATCGCAACGTAGACCCACATTTTTTGCATGGTTTACCGTCGAATTTTTTGGTTTCTTGCTTCACACAGCTATTTAGGATAACGTGTGAATATCATATCACCAAAACAAGTTTTGTCAAGTCAATCTACGATCCAGCCAGCGGCTATCAAATCGTCTATAGAATCATAGCAGAATGTGACGCCAACTTCGGTGTGGACAGTTGGAACGGTTCGATTGCGGTTGTTTCGGATGACGTAGCCGTAGTTTTCCATCGACGGACTTTTGGTATTGCGTTTGACACAGCACACCGGCCGGCCACAAAGCCGGTGTGCTTATCATCATGTGGTCATCGAATGGCATTACTTACCGGCTTCGCAGTAACCGTTACAGTCACCCGCTGCCAATTGCTTCGGAGGGGCAGGCAATTCTTTCGGTGCTTCCGGGTGTGTTATTTCAACGTGTGGATACTTTTGGCGGAAGGTGCCGTCGAACGGAAACAACTGACGTTTTCCGGCCTTGATCTGATCGGAGATGGCGAATGTTGCCATTGTGTCGCTGTTGGGCAATTCACGATCTGTGCCGTACTTATCGTATATGGTGACTAACGGGCCAGGAGTTTCATCACGAAAGGATCGTGGCCGGTCGCCGCTTGGATCGTGAGTCACCCATTGCGAACCGCAGCTATCGCAGTGCCAGAAGCCGATGCCATTGCCGCCACCAGAACAGGTTGCTCCGGTGCCGCAAAATTCGCAGGGGTATTGTGTTTTGGAGTTCATCCAGTAGGCGTCATTGCCTTCGGTGAGATAGTACTTCGTCATTTGGTTCATGCGCCGGGATGTCATGCGTTCGGCACAGATACCGCTGGAGTCGCCGCCATACCAGACTTCGCAATCCTGGATGTTGAAGATACACCACATCATGATCCAGGAAAGCGACTTCCAGTCACCACGTGCGTAGTCTTCGCCGTAGTAGCGACCACCGACGTGGACTTCGAGGAACTGTTCGTTGGGTTCGGCTACGATGTCGTCGCCGTCTTGTGAATAGATGGCGGGTCCGTTGAGACTGAAGTTGGGATATTCGTCTGGATATTTTACGGCCCACTTACGGGTTTCTTCCAGAACGAAAGACAGTGCGTGCCGGTCTTCTTCCGGTCGCAGGAAAAAATATTCTGGTCCGATGACGTTTGTAAGTCGTGCGGACATCAATCAACTCCTGTGCGGTGGTTTCCGTGCGATAGTGATACACGCCACGCTCATCGTTGCGGCCCCAAGACAAAGCAGTCGTCGGGACTTGATCGGAGTAGTGAAGTCCACCTGTCTGGTCAACGGTTAGATCGTCAACGTACCAATAAGTCATATCTAACTGGTACAACGGCGCACCGGAGTGACCCGATGCGCCGTCAGCGTTACAATGCGGTATGTGCGTTACGTGCGTGAGAGACTACACCGTGACGGCTTCGTCCTTGACCACCTTGACCTTCGCAGCGTGCAGCGAGGCGGTCAGAGCGGCCAGGAGGCTGTCCTGTTCGTTGGCAACGGGAGCAGCTTCGGGCGTAGGCGGAACCGCAGCGCCGGTCGCTTCGGCAGTCTTGCGGGCGATCAGGGCATTCACCTTGTTGTCCGTGGTGGAAGTGACATCGTTGGCATCGAAGTCGCCGGAAAGCGCTTCAACCAACTGGATGCCCATCGACATATTTGCATCGGTGAAGGTCAGGCCCGACTTGGGCACTTCGACGTTGCGGACTTCGTTGGAAGTGAAGATGGTGTGCAACATCAGCTTCGTGCCGTCGAAAGTCGGACGGATGATGACGTTGTATTCCTTGTCACGGTCGTACATCTTGGCCTGACCGACTTTCTGCATCTTGACCAGGACGGCCAAAAGCAGATCGTACAGGTTAGCGGCCTGTACGTTGTCCTTCGTGTCGGCACCGATGACGTAGCTGTTGTCGAAGAAGGTCGGATCGACTTGGGCCAGGGGAACGAACTTCGTGATTTCGATTCCCTTTTTGCCCTTGGTGTCGGACTTCACGCTGGCGAGTTCTTCCGGCGTCAGCGGCATGAGCTTGTCGCCAACTTCAACGGCACGGCCAAGCATTCCGATGGGGAAGTATTCTTTGCGGTCGGCAGTGTACAACTGCGTCACGGGGAGGGCCGTTCCATCTTTCACGACGGCGAGACGGAAACCGCTCGACTCATCACGAGCAGCGGCGAACAGCTTTGCGGGGAAAGTGGTGAAGGCACCAAGGCTGATTACTACGTTTTTGTATGACCGGGCGGCAGCAGCCGGGGTCGTTTTTGAAGCAGATGCTTTAGTTTGCGTTGGCATTTGCGTTTCCTTTTTCTGTAAGCGCTTTGTTTCTTGCTTACAAACCCATCCTACCGCACAATTGATGTATCTGTCAATAGACTTTTGAAAATATTTTTGAAGATCGGCAGGAAGACCGGCAAACAACCGGACATCTAACCGGCCATCCAACTGACCGAAATTCTCCCATCTCTATGAAAAGACAGGAGAAAGATCGGCCAACAAAGCGGACATTTAACCGGACATTAAGCGGCACTTTTGGCGGCATTATTCGTCCAAAACTGGAAGTCCCGGCTGTTCGACCCGTCCATTTATGAGGTCGTCCATCTTCACAAAGTCGTAGTTGACGGCTTCCAGGCTGAGAAGCAAGTGCCGTTTGGTATAGATGGCCTTCATTTCAGCCTCTTGCAGCCGGTGGAAGTTGTTGTGGAAATGCCCGTGGAGGTTCATATCCCACTTTCCATCGTCCGGTACAGGCACGTGCGTAAGCAGCAGCCGAGTGTGGCGTCCGTTCACCTTAGCCTGGAGCATGAGTTCGGTGTGAACTTCGTTCCAGCCATGCGAAAGGTACCACGCTTCTTTTTGCTTGTCGTGGTTGCCGACAATGAGGATTTTGTATCCTGGGTTGCCCTGAATGTACTTGGCGTGCGCTTCGGCCTGTCCTTTGAAGCATACGTCGCCAAGGCAGTACACAACATCGGTCGGGCCAACACGGAGTTTCCAGTTGGCGTCAATAAGGGCTTCAAACCCTTCCGGGCGGTCTCCCCATTCGACAAGTCGATGGTGATTAAAATGGGGATCGGTAAAGACCCACGAGTTTGGTTCAAGTAGTCGCATATCTAAAGGTTCCGGCGATGTTCATCTCATTCTATCACAGATTTTTCATTCGTCAAGGCGCTAAATACCAGCGTGGCTTCAGGAATCTACAAAATCACATGCCGTTCAAATGGCAAGTCGTATATCGGATCAGCGATCAATTTCACAAAACGCTGGTGGGCGCACAAACACGATTTGAATGCTAAACAACACGTCAACATTCATCTCCAACGTGCATGGAATAAGTACGGTGCTTCAAATTTTGAATTCTCTGTCATAGAGACTATTGATGATCCAGACTGCTTACTTATTGCAGAGCAGCGCTGGTTGGATACGTCCGACAATTTATTTAACATTTGTTTAGTGGCTGGTTCATCGTTGGGACGTGTCGCCTCCACAGAAACCAAACACAAAATGTCAATTGCAAGACAAGGAAAGGTGTTTACGGAAGATACTCGTAAAAAAATTGGTGAGGCAAATCGTCACAGAGTTATAAGCGAAAAAACAAGAGAAAAGCAAGTCAATGCAAAAATTGGCAACACATATTGTAAAGGACGATCAATGTCAGAATCCACTAGATCTAAAATTGGTGCGGCCAACAGCGTAGCTAATCGTGGAAAAACACGCTCAGAGGAACAACGTCGTAATTATTCATTAGCGGCCTATCGTAGATGGGAAAAGCGACGGGAGATGAGTTAATGGCAAGAACAATTTCGCAATACTTCAATCAGATCGGTGCAAAGGGTGAACAACGGTTAGTTGAAGATTTGATAATCGAAAGTATAAGAATAAACGGCATGGAAATTTTCTACGTTCCACGCACATTGGTGAAGGCCGATCCCATATTTGGTGAAGATCCTCTTTCCAAATTCGAGAAAGTCTTCCCAATTGAGATGTATTATGACAACCCGCAAGAAGGTTGGCAGGGTGACCGATACATCATCAGTAAGTTCGGCCTTGAAATGCGTGAGACGGCCAACTTCATTGTATCTAGGCGCAGATTCAACGAGACCGTGCGGTACGATGGGTTCAATGCGATGCCCATTACAAGGCTCTCTACCCAAGAAGAAAGACCAAAACCCGGCGACTTGATCTATTTACCACTCACCAATGACTTGTTTCAAATCAGTTTCGCAGAGCATGAGAGTGTGTTCTATCAATTGGGCTATCGTTACATTTGGCGCATAGATGTTCAGAAGTATGACTACTCGCATGAAAAAATGAAAACCGGCAAACCAGAAATTGACAGAGTGCAGCAGTTCTTTGAAAATGTGGACAGCGCCTCGAATGATCCTCTTGCTCAAAATGATGAGTTGCAAAAAGAAGGCAAGAAGATTCTTGATACAACAGAGAAGAATCTGTTCGGAGATCCCGTCTAATGCTACAGAACAATCCATTTTATTGGGGAACGATCCGCAAGGTTGTAGCGGCATTCGGTGCAATCTTCTCTGACATTCATATTGTCCGGGAAAACAAGAACGGCGACCCAGTACAAGCCATTCAGGTTCCGATAGAATTCGGGCCGCATGAGAAGTGGTTGACCAATCTTTTACAAAATCCACAACCGGGTGTAGACGATCAAGTTGAGATGGTCCTGCCACGCATGAGTTATGAGATCACCAGTTTTACATATGACTCAGACAGAAAGCTCACCAGCACCGGCAGGACGGTTAAAGCACTTGTAGATGGAAACAAAACATTGATGGCGCAGTACAATCCTGTGCCGTATAACATCGGCTTCCAAGTGAACATCATGACGAAGACGATTGAAGATGGATTACAGATCATAGAACAGATCATCCCGTTCTTCACGCCGGATTATTCCATTACGGTAAAAGACATTCCTGAACTGGAACTTACAAAAGATTTGATAGTTATATTGAACGGCGTCCAGAATGAAGACACGTGGGACGGCCAGTTTCAGCAGCGCAGAACCGTGATTTGGACATTGGCGTTTACCGTGAAGGCTTACTTGTATCCGCCAGTTGGTCTTACGAAGGTCAACCTAAGAACGAATATTCAATGGCGCTTGGGCCAGCCAGAATCAACGAGTCCAACAGGAATGTAAAATGGCGATTCCACCAGGAGTATTACAAACCGATCAGTTCAATCCAACGCCGGGTAGGGTGATACGAGAACAGCGTGGAACTGCGCTCATTGTCAATCGCACACGATACCTTCCTGGCAGCACCAGAATTAAAAAGTTAAGCAACACAATGCAATCGACCCCACATAGAGGAACAGGTCGAGTCAGAAACCCGCTTCAATACACACCAGCATTCCAGATAGAGCCGCTGCAAACCAATACAGAATTGAAAGTTGAGTTTCAACGAGGCGTGACTTGTATCGTAAAGCATTCTTTTGTGACCCAAAATGGTGTAACTAGTATCAGAAATGCAGCAACCAGAGGTTTGTCTGGTGCATCTCGTATCATCAAGGTTTTGTTGATGAATCAAGCTGGCGTCAGCAGAATTCAAAATACAACTTCCGATGATTTGCTTGGCGTGTCCAACATCATAACGACTCTGCTGATGGATCAAACCGGCGTAAGCAGAGTTCAAAGCACAACGTCTGGCGACTTGTTAGGCGGGACGCTGGTACAGGTGACTACCACGCATACGCAGAATGGTGTGTCAAATATCGCCTAAAATATGCTACATAAATACGTTCAAGAGGGAAACACTACATGAGCAACCTTGTAATTAGAAAAAGACGTGGAACCATATCCAGCATGTCTTCGCTCACAGCCAATTCTGGAGAGGTCTACATTCGTCTGAGTACCGATCCCCACGATGCGGACCAAAGAACCACGCTGGTTGTTCATAACGGGTACACAGCCGGTGGAGTCGCCCTATCGAGGGAAGATCACGTTCACCCGGTTGCAACGGAAATGACTGCTGGATTTCTATCCGCTGCTGACAAGACGAAGTTGGATGTTTTGTCCATCACTGGAGGTATTCAGAATGTTCTGTCTAATACTACCGTAGTCACTCCACCACAGAACACGGCAAATTTCAGCACAGATTTCTCAGTAGTTTCCAACGTGGGCGCATCTCGATTTGATTTCGCAATCTCTCAGACTTTCCGAAGTGAAATGATGAACGACATGATAGCCTTTGTTGTGGCTCTTGGATAAGGTAAAAACGAATGCCAAATAACTTCAAAAACGCAAAACAAATTTGTACAACATCATTGACTGATGTGTATACGGCTCCTGGCGGCGGTGGTGCTGCTTCAGTTGTTCTATTACTCCAGGCAACTAATGTGACCAACCGGGCAGATGTGTTTACTCTTGTCTGGACTGATTCCAGCAACAGCAACGCAGTGACCCATCTTTGTTATCAGATACCGATTCCGGCTCAACAGTCTGTTGGCTGCTTGACTGGAAAATTGGTATTGGAAGCAAGTGACAAGATCAGAGCGCAGTGCGGAACTTTTCAAGCGATTGAGCTTTCTTGTTCTTTTCTGGAAATCACCTAATGGACATTCCGCAACTTACATCAACGATTCCATCTGGAATGCTGCGTCACAAAATTGTGCTACGGCAGAATCCTCCAGGTCCAGTTGCGTTCACGGCGACTGATACGACGCAGACGATATTTCTGTTTGGAACACCACCGAAACATGTGGTTGTTGGTGTTGTGGCAAGATTGGTGCTGCCGTTCGTTGCTGTTGCTACAGGCGGCTTGAATGTATGTAATGCAATGTTGGGAGCAACCTCACAGCTTGATGGAACATTTACGACGACCAACTATTACATGCCGTCGTTTTCATGCACACAATCTGTGACGCCGCCGCATTACCCAATCATGTACTGGACACCTTTTGCGATGTTTACGACGGACCCACAAGATATCAAGGCGACGTTCCAAAGCACGGGCGCACAGTTGGCAAGTATCACGGCTGGTGAGATCGAGTTTACGATCATGTACCGTGCAATTTAGGAGTTTTGATGCTACAGACACTTACAGGAAACATTTGGACGCACAAAGCGGTCTTTGACTACACTGCATTGCAGAGTGGTAGCCCAGATTTTCTACTCAATGAAAGTATCGTAACCAATTCGACTGGTGGAAACTATTACATCAGTACGCCGACGCCGGTGAATCTATCTGGGATGACTGCTACTGTCATTTCTGGAACTGGACTTGGTGAGACTGCAACTGTTGGACCGAGTGGATACACACCAAACACGTCGGTCATTTATTTTCCTCATGATTTTTCACCGACACTTGATACAACGAGTGTCATCCAATTTCAGAGATATTCTTCGTACAAAGACATTGGGTTGTTTGCTCTTCCAACAAACCACATGATTACCAGTGTGAAGATTACGACGCTGGTTAGTTACAATGCCGGGTTGCATTTCGGGCAGCAGAATAACGTCTACGTCTTCATTGGTGACACTTTTCCGACTCCTATCAATCATGGAGATACGGTTGTCACTAGCATTCATGGAACATATGGCGTAAGCAATTTGACTGTACCCACTGGCAGCGATGAAACGTATGAGTATGGATCGTTCCGTTGGTTCACAGTCTCATCTCCGGGTGCTGCAACGTATGCAAGAAATCTTCTTTCAGGAAATACGAATACTGGATCGTATTGCATTCCAACACGAGTGGACGGGCCGCAATTGTACGCCCGATTCTGCATTTTTGATTACACAGACAATTCCTATCTAACGAGCGACGTACCTAAACTGAACACCAACTGGAATTTCAACTCGAATGTGACTTCTGGCGTTGCCGAAATTGCAATTCAATATATGGCCATCTAACATGCTCACATACCTACCAACAATTCCGAGCAATTCAATCATCGAATACCAAGTCTCTATCGACTATACGGCGCTTTCGTCTCCACAGACCACATACAGCGTTTTGATAGTCGGTCTTCCAGTGAATTACGTCGTGTGTGGAACTTGTACACGACTTGTAAATACTTTCGCTGGATCTACACTTACAAGTTTGACGTGTTCGTTGGGAGCATTTGTTCCAAACACCATTTTGACAGATTTGAATTATTACGGCATGTCGCAGGAATTGACTGGCTTACCGACTTCACAGAGCTTTACAACATCTGGTCCGACGAACAACGATCTTTCAAACCATTCAACATTTTCACCACCGACAGGGCTGTACTTCAACGGGCCGCATGATGTAGCGGCGTATTTCACAGCAATAGGAACGAATCTGAATAACCTGACGGCTGGAACCGTAGAAGTGACCGTTCTGATTCGACCATTATAATGACACCACAGACCGTGAACCAAAAACTTGATGAACTCCTTGGGCTGGCCGCTGCTACAGAATCGCAGGAGCTAGTCCCAACAAAACCCGCTGAAGTTGTCTCATCCGGCAATCCAGATAAGGACATGCAGGACGATTGGGATATTGTACGCAGCGGGGTACGCAACCTGATCGAAAAAGGCAGTGAGCTTGTTGACAATGCCAATTTCTTCGCCAAAGAAAAGCAGGACGCACGATCTGTGGAAGCCGCTTCGATGGCGCAGAAGGAAGCTAGAGAAAATTTGATGGCGCTTCTCAACATGCACAAAGTCCGTAAGGAAATTGAAAAGGTCTCTGCGGTATCTCCTGGCGGCGGTGGTGGCGACACAAACATACAGAACAATGCCGTCTTTGTGGGAAACACTGCCGAGCTTCTGAAGTTCACCAAGGAAAATAGCAAACCGCTGGCTGACATGTTGAAAACTATCAATGTCCAACCGGAGATACAGGCACTAAATAGTCCTGAGACTGAGGACGATGCCGAATAAAGATCCGATACTGTACAAAGCGTATCAAAAGCAATATCGTGAGAAGCATAGGGATGCTCTAAATGAGTATTTGAAGACTCATCGTGTAGAGAATCTTGAGAAGGTTCGTGAAATAGATCGACTTCGGGCGGCTCACAAGAGACACGAATATCGTGAGGAAGTGAATGCCTACCACAGAATTTACACATCGAGACCTGAATTCAAAGCAAAAGATTTAGCAAGACGATTGGTCAACAATCACAATTATAGGGCGAGACGAAAGGGGGCTATTGGAAAATTCACATTAACGGAGTGGAATGATCTTCTCTTCCAATATGGCAATAAATGCTTGTGTTGCCAAACAAGAGAAAAACTTACTGCGGATCATGTGATTCCGTTGGCCAATGGCGGGAGCAACGCCATAAATAACATTCAGCCTTTGTGTAGATCTTGTAATTCAAGTAAAGGCATAAAGACGACAGACTACAGGAGAAAAATTTGTGCCGAATCCCAATAACCCCGTATTTCCGGCTGCACTAGCAACTGATCTTGACTTGATGGTTGCGACGAATAGAGCTTTGAGTACGCTCACCAACGCTATCAATTCTTCACAGACACAGATTACGGTTGTGGACGGTACAAAGTTCCAGGTTCCGTGTCTTGTGCAAATTGACACAGAAATTATCAAGGTGGGGTCGCTATCTGGTAACAACTTCATGTCTTGTGTGCGTGGGTTTGCTTTCACGTCGCCCGCCAGTCACGGTCAGAACGCAGACGTGAAAGGATACGTGCTGTCTTACCACCACAACCAACTTGCAGCCGAAATCAAAGCGATTGAACTGGGTCTTGGTGTAAATTTCGGAAACACCGTCATGCAATACGATTATGCCGGTGGTCCTGATATTGGCGGCGTGTTCTCGAACCTCTATCTGAGAAACAACGGTGTCCCGGCAGGAACCTATGGTGGATTCGACATGAACATTTTGCTCTCAGTCGATTCTACGGGGCGCATCACCAGCATTCAAAACAGTCCTGGCAATATCAACTACCCGATCATTTACAAAGCAGCTATCGTTCAGGGACCGAATGCCGTTCTTGGCTTTTCGTTTGCAAATACCAATGCTCCGAATGCTCAGATTTACGATGGCGGATCGGGCTTGTACTATGCTGTAGCTCAGTTTACTCAAGGAAATGATTATTGGGTTCAGGATCATTTCTACTTACCGGATGACTTTGACAACAATCCGTTCACCACACCAGGACATCATACTGACATTCCGTTGTCTATGGACGTTTATTGGCGCACTCCCGCAATCACTGGTGCGGTGAGATGGCAAGTACAAGTTGGAGCTTTGCGGGCAGGAGTAGGCCCGGATGTTACCTGGAGTGGTTATGTTGGACAGACAACCGTGGTTCAACCTTCTGCCAACCAAACGCAAAAAACAAGAATTACATCTATTCCTACATCGGGTCTTCAACCTGGAGATGAGTTGTTCTTTCAATTCGGAAGAAATGGGACCAGCGTTACCGATACAGCGGCAGCAGTAGCAGAGTTGATTTCAATCAAGTTCAACATGAACAGAGATTTTGCATTGGTACAATAACATGGCTCTTCAATTCATGACAGGTTTCGACTTTTACGATCAGACACAAACGGGCAGAGTGTGGACTCTAGCGCAGGGTGGAAATAGTCTTGTGCCTGGACGCTTTGGTGGTCGAGGTTGGGTATTCAACAATGAAACCGCCCACTTGTCAACGTTGATTCCAGCCGCTTCTACAACAGTTGTGGGATTTGCGATGGCTGCTCAATATGGCGATGCAACCAATCCAATTCTTGTATTAGAAGACGCAACTTTGAGTCGCACCAGTCCGATCACACAAGTTGACATGCGCCTCGCCGCCGATGGAACTTTTCAGTTCACTAGGAATGGAACAATTCTCACTTCCACGCCGCCGTTTGTTTTCACATTTTCGACACTCACAACGACAGCTTGGAATTATATTGAACTCAAAACGTTCATCAACAATGGTGCTGGATTTGTTGACCTGAGAGTTGGTGGGCAGACATTTTTGAATGCAACAGGACTGGACACACAGTACACCGGCAACAACTACGTGAACATGGTTCGGTTCCAGCCATTTGCCAACAGCGGAGCTTATCAGATGAAGTTGGACGACATCTACATTGTGGATGATACTGGCTCGTCTCCAAATAACACGTTCTTGGGTGAATGCAGAGTCCAGACTCAATTTCCGACTGCTAATGGAGAGACGAGCAATTTTTCAGTCATTGGAGCGGCAAATAACTGGCAAGCTGTAAAGGAAACGGTTTCAGATGACGATGCCACATATGTTCGTTCTGGTGTTGTAGGAAACGTTGACGATTACATGATGGGAACCGTGGCATTGACAGGTACGATTTATGGAGTTCAATTGAATCTTACACACCGCAAGGATGACGTTGGTACTAGAACAATCACACCGACTATCAAGAGCGGAGGATTCTTTTATGAAGGGGCACTCTTCCCGTGTCAGAGCAATTATACGGTAGCTCAAACATTGTGGCCATTAGAGCCACATGCTAACGCTACCTGGACGAATGTGAGTGTGAATGCTCTCACAGCGGGGATTAAGATAAAGGCATAAACTATGAGCGTCATATTCTTGGATGGTTTCGATTACTATAACGGATTTGGTCCTGGTGGCCGAAAATGGGATGCTGGTTCGTCTGGAAGTTTTGCGGGCGGCAGATTTGGAGGGCAGTGTCTAATCACCGGAAATCAAAGAACTCGTGGTATGGGAACCCAGATCACGTTCAAAAATCTTGACAACACAATTCGTAATGTCGATACGATTGTTTTAGGATTTGCGATGGTCATTGGTGGATACTCAGGCGCTTGGGGTGACCCGGAAATGCCGAGCAACCCCCTTCTTACCTTTATGGACCTTGGAACGCCGCAATGTTCTTTGTGGATTGATCCAACTACACAATTTCTCAAAATTTTGTTGGGTGATGGTTACGGATCTCCGACAGTCGTCTTGACAACCGCCTTTGTTCCGCCATTGACTTTGTGGTTTTACCTGGAAATAAAACTCACGGTTGGTACTACGGGAAGCATTGAGTTGCTGGTTGATGGTACTAGCATTGGAAGCGCATCGGGCGTCAATCTACAACAAAGTGGTAATTCGTATTGCAACCAAATCGCATTCTATTCGTTCAATAACTATAGCGGTGGTGTACAGCCGGGTGCGTGGGCGGTTGACGACCTATATGTTGTCGATACAACGGATGGTTCCGGCAGTGTTGATTATCTTGGAGAAGTTCGCATTCAGACCAAAGTGCCTGATGCTAACGGATCTGAAATCAACTTTTTGAGATCAACTGGTTTGGTCAATTCTAACAACGTGAACATCTTACCTATGGGCTTCTATGAAAATGGTTACTTTAACTACAGTGGAACCGTAGGTGAGAATGATTTGTACTCTATTGCAAACTTTACGGTCTCAGGCACGATCTTCGCAGTTCAGGAAAATATTTCGTACAAGAAAGACGACGTAGGAAATCGACAAGTTGCACCTATTCTGAAAACGGCGGCGATCAAATATATTGGGAATTATGTAGCAGGAACAGAGCCGCATACGTTGTGGCATTCTTGTTACTCCAGTTATACATATGCAAGTCAGATTTGGGAAATCAACCCTAGTACCAGTGCTCCGTGGGAATTGCTTGACTTGAATTTGGCAGAGTTTGGCGTCAAAGTGGTGAGCTAATGGCAATCGAATACGCTAGTGGAACGAAGATCAACAGTACAACAGTGGTGAACGATAAGACATCGCTGTGCGGCGCAATTGATTCAGCGTTGACCGGGGCGGGGTGGACAGTAGCAAACCACACAAGCTCGACTGATAATACCTATCAGAGCGTCCTGACTCCACAAAACAATCAAATCAGAGTGCGTGTGTGGGATAGCGGCGGCAACTGTGTTCGTCTTAGAATGTCAAATGTCGCACAGACGATCACACAGGCCAACAGTTGTTTCTTATACGTGACAACTTCGACCACGTACACCATCATTGCTAATCAATACCAGTTTTTGATCCTCGTTCCTGGTTCTTTATCTTCTCGTAACTTTGCGATTGCCAGCGCTTTGTACATTCCTCCGAATCTGGTAGCAATGGGTCTGACTACCTGTGCCCTACTTTTAGGAAACGGAAATTCGGATGTTGATGCTTCAAATTTGACTGGCAGTTGGCGGTCTTCTTTGACATCTCGTGGATTTACCAATGCCAATCCATCGCAAGGCTGGACACTTCTGAATGCCACGCCCGTAGAGTACGACGGACTCACATACGACACTTATCCTCATCCCGGACTTCCGGCTATTGCTACGCTTCAATCGGCGGCAACCGACTTTGTGTCTGGGTATCGCTGGCACGATGATTCGGCTCTGATTATGGACCCGTTAGTATGTTGGGGAGCGCCTACAATGGACAGCGAAGGAAAGCTCCGTGGACAACTGTGGGATGCCTTTGTTGCGACGGAATCATATCCTGGTGACATCACAACTATTGTGGATTCGCACAACTATTACAACGTCACAAGTAATAATGACGGACATCTAGCCATTCCATCTTCAATGAGGGGATCTATTTTTGTTGTTGTACCCTAGAGAGGATGGCTATCTCTCTGGTGTGTATAAATACTCGCATGGCACAAAAAGCGATAGATTTAACAGGGAAAAAACAGGGATATTTAACCGTCATTAGAAGAACTGAAAATGTATCATCTAGTCGGCGTCCAATTTGGGAATGTTTGTGTGAATGTGGAAAAACAGTGCTTATTGATTCTCGTGAATTGACACGAAAAGATCCTGCCGAATGCAAACGGCGTAGGTATCGACAAACAAGTTGTGGATGCAAACAAAAACTTGAACAAGGATTGTCGAATAGAAGAACAGTAACCATGCGCTATAAACATGGAGCGGAGCTTCGTAATCTTGAATGGAATCTCACTGACAAAAATTTAGATCTCTTGTTTTTTGATTCATGTTATTACTGTGGTTTGCCGCCATCGAATGTATGCCACCAAAGAGGAAGCAATGGACCATTCATTTACAGCGGAATTGATCGGAAGGATAATGCCGTAGGTTACATTATGAGTAATGTAGTTTCGTGTTGCAAGATGTGCAATCAATCAAAACGTGATTTACAACTTGACGAATTTATATCTTGGATCGACCGACTGGCATCGTGGCGCAACACAATGGTGAAATCATGCCAGCTTTAAGCAACTATGCTGAAACTACAGTCATCAACCTCTTTTTGAAAGGGGTTAATGCGACTGCGCCTACTCAATGGTGGCTTGCCTTGTATACTACAAACCCCACAGCGGCGGATACGGGAGCCGAGGTTTCATTTACAGGAGGAAGCGCATATGCAAGACAACCACTCACCTTCGGAACGCCCTTGGGCGGTCTAATTTCAAGCACAGGAGAGCTAGATTTTCCGGTTGCTGGAACCAATTGGGGCACGATTGGTTGGGCAGGAATTCGAGATGCGGCCACTGCCGGTCATTTGCTGTTCTATGGACCTCTTGTGACATCACGCTTCATTTCTGCTGGAGACGTGCTGAAATTCCTCATAGGCAACGTTTCGGTAACTGTAAGCTAAAAACGTCAGCCTAAATACTGGAGAAACCAAACGTTATCGTAAGGATAACACAGGAGAATTATGGCTGGTGGCAAGGGCGATACGCTCAGAAACGCAATTTTAGATCACGTACTTGGTGGTCCCGATTATACACGTCTTGCGACAGTGTACATCGCTTTATATACGACTTCTCCAACGTCTTCGGGCGGCGGAACAGAAGTTTCGACATCTGGTACGGCATACGGACGACAGTCCATTACAAACAACACAGGTAGTTGGACCGCAACGGCGGCTGGCGTCAAAAGCAACGTCAACTTGATCGACTTCGGTACAGCTACATCGAATTGGGGCACGATTAACGCTGGAACCATCATGTCGGCTGGTTCGGGTGGATACATTCTCTACTTTGGTCCGTTGACGACTCCGAAGACCATTAACACGTCTGACGGTTTCCGTATTCCTATCGGTGGCCTTGTTCTTACGGAGTCCTAATGTCAATTCAATATTCTGGAACGAATATCAACAACACGTTTGTGAACACTGTTGGTACTCGTCTTGAAATCGTTACAGGTCTGTCTACTGCTCTCGTAGCAGCAGGATGGAATGTCATTTCCGGTGGTGGCACGGGAAACCAGTTGCTTGAATCGGCAACGACGCCATCGCCGCAGAATCTTGTTTGCCGTATCCAGTTGTACGATCCTGGCTCCGGTAATTGTGCTCAGATCAAGTTCCGTAATCAAGCCGGTACAGCTACGCAGGCAAACTTCCATCCGTTGTATGCCCAAGCAAGCAAGACCTGGAGAGTCATCGCCAATCCGTATCAATTTTTCATTTTCTCAACAGCATCCACCAGCGTTGGTAGAGAATTTGTTGGCGGTGGCGTTCCATACTTGCCTAGTTTCTTACAAGGCGTCATTACGGAAGGCATTTGGTCGATGGGCAATGGACGCAACGATATTGACTCATTCAATTCTACGACATTCCGAAACAACCTCGTTACGTCAACTCCATCAAGCCAACCAAATCTTTGGATGGACGTGAATTTGAACGTATGGGAAAATTTCAACAACTATGTGACCAACGCATACACCGGCTGGCCGCAGCTTATAGGGCAGCAGGGCGCACAGTGGACCCAGGTTGCCGGTACGAACCTCTATGCGACCTACAAGTGGCATGACGACTCTCTGATGGTCTACGAGCCTCTAATCGCATGGGGAGCGTCCGGGTACACAGACGAAAGCAAAATTCGTGGTCAACTGTGGGACGCCGCAATTGTAAGCGATGCGTTTGGGGCCGATCAGACGACATCGTTCGATACTCGCAACTGGTGGGTTCTCACAAATGGAAATTATGGAACCTCTGGGTTGTTTGCTAGAGGTTCGCTTTTGGTGGTGATACCGTAAATGACAGATTTTCTTGGCGAAATCAGAGTCCGGACAAAGTATCCTGACACAGACGGCAGCGCAGAACTTGATTGGTTCCCATCGAACGGCACGGTCCATGCCAACAACGTCAATGCGGCAGTTATTAACTATACGGAAGACTAGCATGGGGCTTTCATCAAAAGAAAAAAGCAAGAGGTATTACGATTCTCCGCATGGCAAAGCAGCTAGAAAACTGTACAGCCAGTCAGAGGCGCACAAACGAGCGCAAAAAATCGTGAACACTCGGCAATATCAAACAGAAACATCTACACCGGAAGGCAGAGCGGGAATACTTTGGCGGGCCGCAAAACAACGTGCAGGATTGAAAAATCTGCCATTCACAATTACCAAACAATTCCTAATTGAGAAATTGACAACCATACATACTTGTGAAGTAACAGGTGCGTCATTTGACTATTCATTGCGGCACGATGTTCAACAAAATCCCTATATGCCGTCATTGGATCAGCGGGTTCCGGGCGAAGGGTACACCCCAGAAAATGTTCAAGTAGTCATTTCTTGGTACAACCGTTTCAAAGGAGACTTGTCTGATTCTGAAGCATTACGAATTCTTGATTCGTGGAAGGAGAGATAACCGTGTCAATTCAATACGCAGTTGGAACAAAAGTCCACAATACATTTTCAGGAGTCTACAAGAACGATCTTCTTACGGCAATCCCTGGATATTTGATTACCGCAGGCTGGACCCAAATTTCTGGCCTGACCTCTCCGTCTACTGTCTCGTTTACGATTGCATCGCCGGGTGTGGTTAACCTTTCTGGTCACGGTCTCGCAGCCGGAACACAAGTAGTCTTTACGACGACAGGTAGCTTGCCAACAGGCATCTCAGTAAGCACACCGTACTATGTTCTGTCTCCCCTGACGAACTCATTCAATCTTGCTTCAACTATCGGCGGCACGGCCATCAACTTTTCTGGTTCGGCAAGCGGAACGGCGACAATGAACTCAGAAATCTTGATGCAAACTGGAACCACACCGCAAGGGTATCAAATCAATTGTCGGATGCGTGACAACGGTGGAACCTGTGTAACTTTCACGATTGAAACCACCGATGGTATTTACAAAGGAACCAGCAATACGACATATGGTGGTCAACTACGGCCAGCGACGGGAAAGACATGGCATATCGTCGCTAACCAATTTCAATTCTGGATGTGGGTTGATGCGGATTACAACGTTGGAAACGAGTTTTTGCTTGTGTCGTGTCCTTACGTTCCTCCATTCCTGACTCCAAAATACATCGGCGTCATGCAGTCGGCAGGACGAGGCGACGGCACTGGATGTGTAACTTGCAGCGGAAACTGGCGATATTCCCTTGATGGAAATCCGAATGACAATGCCCAAAATTGGTACAACGCAATCTATGGAACACAGTTGTTAGATTCACCAACAAGTCCGGGCGGCGCTAACACACCCGGAGAATTGGGAATTATTAACGCATTGTATCCCGTAGTAGTAAATTCAGCCAATCCTGGTGGGCTTACGACTCGTTACGCCAATTTAGATTTGTACACAATTGACACTAATATGGCATGGGGTTCACCGTACATCTCCAACGAACCATTGATGCGATGTCAACTATGGGATTCGATTGTCATCTTAGATCAATTTCAAGGAGATGCTACAGCGACGTTCGATTCTCACAACTGGATCTGTCTCACGTCATCGCTTACCTC